GACACAGACAGAGAGACTATAGAGGTTGACGAGAAACCACCACACCACGACATTGCGACTAAAGTTAGTGGCGATTCCATGCAACCTGTCTACCAAGATGGAGATATTCTCTATTTGGTAGACAAAGGATTGACTACCTATAATGGTGATTTAGCAGTTATCGCATACGGAGACCGCTCTTACTTCAAAAAGATATACACCGAAAACGGACGCTTACGCCTAGTATCGCTTAACGACAAGTATGAAGACATCATCTTAGACTTCCCACCAGCCGAAGATACACACATCAAGATTTTTTCAGTAGTTGGGGTCTATAGAGGGGAATAAAAAAAGGAGATTGAAATGTCTCACAAAAATCAAATTGAAATCTATCAATTTAACAGTCGTGCAAAATACTGGCTAGTTCGAGCAGAGGGTGGAAAGTATTACGATGATTTTAAATACAACCACTTCATTTCGATTCATCACAACCAAGTCACGCTTGCAGATTTACAGACTACTGACTTACTCCTCACAACAGAAAAAACTATAGAGCACTACAAGCAACAAATAGCAAGAGTGTATCAAGACAAAAGTCTATCAAAACACCAAATTACATTTACTGCTAAACGACTCTATAGCTTTATAGAAGATATGAGTGTAGGAGATTACGTCATAGTTCCATCATTCAAGTCGAACTATTTCTTGGTTGGCCAAATTACAAGTGATGTCTATGAAAAAAGATATCCCGAAAGAGCAACTAACCCTAAATCATGGCTACGAACAGTCTACGGATATCAAACGTCGAGAAGTAAAGTGGATTAACGAAGTGCCACGAAGAAAAGTAAATCCAAAATTTCTATACAGTACACTGACAGTCCACCACACTATCTTTAATATCACAGATTTATCAAAATACATCAACGGTCTCATATCTCCGCTTTACTTCAAAGATGGGAAATTACACCTTCAGTTGAGAGTTAATACTAATGAACCTATCACATCAAGTATGTGGAAAAACCTTTATTCTATTATCGATGAGTATAAGAACCCTGAAATTGATGAAGAAATTATTGCTACATCTAACGTAGAGAGTCCAGGGGAAATAACTCTACAATCCATAAGTCAATTCATATCGGACAATCATTGGATGCTGAACTCGGGCTTAATAGGACTAGGGCTTTTGTTTGGAGATATTGATATCAAAGGTATTAAAGTAAAAGGGCTTTTTCCTTATTCACAGCAAATAAAAACAGCCAGATTGGAAGAACGCAAACTGACTGTAGAAGTTGAAACGATGGAAAAAGATGCTGCCCTGAAAGATATGCAGCGTGAACTAGAAATAGAAAAAACTCGTCAAGAATTAGAATTACTAAAAAATGTAAGAGCCTTTGAAATAACTGTCGACTCTCCTAATGTCTCTTACGAAAACGTAGCCCAAACGCAAATGGGTTTCGATGAGAATCAGGGTGAGGGATGACTTTTACAACTAGAATAAAAATCACAAAAGTTATTAAAACAATACCCCTGTCTAAAAAGAAAAGAGTGAGAGAAAAGATAGAATATAACAATAAATATCCCAAAAGGATTTGAATGTTTTTCATACCAACTCCTCCTTCTTTGCTTTCTTAATTTGATTTTAGCAAAAACAAACTGTTTAGTAAAGGTAGACTTTGGAAACAACTCAAAAAAGCCCTATAATCTCCCTCGCCAAAGTTTGATTATAGAGCTTATGCATCACAGAAAAATAGAAAACACACTTACAGTGAAACAAACCAACAAGGTTGTGTTTTCTTTTTCTATACCCATTTTACCAAAATTAAGGAGATATGACAATGTGGGTAGAAGAATTACCAAACGGAAAATATAAATATTTTGAGAGATACAAGGATACTTACACCGAGAAATGGAAACGGGTGTCTGTTACGCTTAACAGTGGCTCAAATCGAGCAAAGAAAGAAGCTCAACGCTTACTTGATGATAAGATAGCTGAGAAGATGGCTGGGTTAAACACTACCGACGCATCATTTAACGACGTGTTGAACGAGTGGTGGGAATTTCACAAGAAGGGAATTCGTAGAACTTCTATTAGTTCCATGACTAGCAACGTCAGATATGTTGCAGAGAATTTCGCTATAGATGTCAAAATAGCAAACATTGATACACATTACATTCAACGTTTTATCAACGACGCTGATATACCACGTTCAATCCTAGAGCGTGTTAAATCTATATTGAATCTAACTTTCGATTACGCTTGCACTGTTGGTTATATTGATAGCAATCCAGCCAGACAAGCGAAACTTCCTAAGAAACAACAAACGATGGAAGATTACGACAAAATAAGAAACAAATTCCTAGAGATAGACACTGAACTACTTCCGCTACTTGCAGAATTGCGAAAGCAAAAACGCACTTATAGAAATGCCATCCTTGCAGAGTTTCTCTTTGTCAGCGGTGCCCGTATTGGTGAAGCTGTAGCTCTCGAAACGTGCAACTACAGGAAAGAGGATGGCTACCTTGATATCTTTGGAACTCTAGATAGTGTTCAAGGGTATAAGAGAGCTAAGAAAGAACCACCTAAGACCCCAGCGGGCTATCGCAGTAACAAGTTAACTAAACGTGAAATGGAATTGTTAGATGAAGCCATACAGATTCGAGATCTAAACAGGTCGCTGTCAGACGATTGGGTAGCCATGGATAGAGATTATATATTTGTAACAGACAAAGGCGTGCCACTTCAACGGAACTCGTTTAATAACTCTATTCAAGCCGCTAACAAGCGACTAGATAAACCGATTAATAAGCCGATATCATCACATATCTTCAGACATACGCTAGTCAGCTATCTGGCTGAAAATGGTGTCCCATTAAAGGCTATCATGGACAGGGTAGGGCACGATGACAGTGATACAACGATGAAAATATATACCCATGTTACCAACAAAATGAAAAACAAGGTAGTTGAAATCATTGATAGTTTGCCCCTTTCTTGCCCCTTAAAATAAAAAAAAGACCTATCCATCAAGGCTTAACCCTTGATATGATAGGCTTTTTCTTTAATTCTTATTTTACTGTGCGGTAAATTCTGTTCAAGAATTAGATAGATTAACTTTAGCGGTTAACTCTGCTAACAAAAAACTACGTAAAAATGAAGAATTCAAAGAGAATTGGATTTCTGGAATAGCTCATGACATCAAAACCCCACTCTCAGTTATCGTGGCTAATGCATCATTAGCTATTGAAAAAACAGACAATGATGACCTATTAAAAAATTTGAAACCTACGCTGATTGAGAGTCACTATATTCAAAATTTGCTAAACGATCTCAACATATTCGCTAGACTAACAAACGGTAATTTAAAATTAAATCAAGAAATAACAGACATTATACCCTTCTTTAAGGAAATAATCATACAAATTATTAATCAAGAGATTTGGAATGATTTTAATTTTGAGTTTATTCCTGATAATAAATTGTTGGGTAAAAAAATGTACATTGAAAAATCTTTGATGTCTAGAGTTATTCACAATCTCATTTATAATTCTGTATTGCATAACCCTTCTGGTTGTAATATTCAGATTGTCCTTAACTATATTTCCCGTAATAAATTTTCAGTTATTATACGTGATAATGGAATTGGAACTTCTACAGATAGACTTAAAAATATTAATAAAATTGAGGAATTTAATTTTGATATTTCTGGAGTTCGCAGAAGTGGTATGGGACTAAAAATTTCTAACCAAATTGTTGATTTACATGGAGGTAGTATGATAATCACAAGTGAACAAGGAGAATATTTTCAAACAGAAATTATCCTTCCTATTGAATCACCTACCTTATAGTACCCAGTCATTCCATTTTAAATAATTGAGTTTTGGAATTCTGTCAATATTTTGGACACATTTTAGGAGAAAAATTTGAAGGCTAGCGCCCTTCGGTTGCTGGACTCCTTCTACGAGATCATAAAATGAATTTTATAAGCGCGTAGAAGGAGTGCTATTAACTAAGCAATTTGTTTTTAAAATTCATTCGGACAAAGATAGTTCAGTTTGCTGTGGCGCCTCCTCGAATTATAAAAACCTCCGATATACTTAAAAATACTATCGTAACAGGTCTGAAAATCTTTATAACCAACATTAGCTTCGGCGTAAATACACTCCTTTTTGATCGTTGCGTGAAATGACTCTATACAACTATTGTCATATGGGCATCCCTTAGCACTATAGGAATGTTGAATACAGTGGTGTTCAAGAAATCATTGCACACGATCCATTCTATCAAAATGAGATTGCCCAATATGATATCATTGAATTTGAGGCAAGTAAGTATTGTCCGGAATTTGAAACTATCATCAGTAAACCTTTTGACGACAAGTAACCATATTAGGAAACAGTAAAAAACGACGCTTCAATACTAGTAAAACGGCTCCTTTCTACTTAGAAAAGAGCTGTTTCTATAAAGAGAAACACATTAATGTCCTTTATGCTTCTCTCTTCGTTTTTGCTGTTTGCGTTCAAATTTCTCTTGTTTGAG